GATTGAACTTCATCATTGACAGGACGTTGTAAAACTCGTTTTGTATCTTTGTTTTGATACTATCAGAGAGTTTAACATCTCTGAGGTCGAGTGTGACTATCCTATCAGAACTATCCGATGTGATACACTCATTAACTATATCTTCAATTGCAGAATCACATTCTGGCACCAAAGATACTTCACGATATCTTCGAATAAGTTCTGCCTCATTCTTGATACCACCTTCCATATCGATGTAAGCACCATATGCTCCACCGCCTACGAAACCACTTTGTTGTTGAATGACAGGCGTACCGTCATCGTCAACTGGTGGAACGAAAGAAGGTGCCTTCGGCAACTCCTTCGCTCTTAGTTCATCCCTTTTACGGGATATTTCAAATCCTAAAAATTCCATACTAATATTTATACCACTTTAAAGTGGTCTTTTTCACTGTTCTTAAAGAACTCTTTCCCAGTGAGAGAAGGTCAAATCAACTGTAAATTCCTCTACTGCATCTACTGTGTCGTAGCTTAATGCTATTTCACCGATGTTTTTAGGGAACATGTTGAAGAACTCATATCTCGCTAGTACAGAGTCGTCTTTATTTAACTGTTCGACAAACGCTCTTGATAGTAAGTAATCAAGATTCGTTGCACCTTCACCACTGTCCATTGCTTGAATTTCCAACTGCCATGCTTCTAGAGCAGTTCTTGCTGAGAATTCTAAGTCATTGATAATGGTTATTGACCAGTCTGCAAAAGTACGTTCCCCTGCTAGTTTAAGGTTATGTCCTCTAAAAGGAATGATGACTTCACCTAGAGTTCCTGCTGGAATGTTTGCACCTTTACACATGAACTCGATATTGTTTCCAGCTCTTGGTAAGAATACTCTGAATCGGTTTGCTCTTGGGCCACCACCGATTAGTTGTGCTTTAAATTGGTCTATTGTTGCCATGTTTTATACTCCTTAAACTGCACCATATATTTCACTAAACTCAACCCCCGACCTTGCAGCCACGAAGTTAAGAGTGATAAAGTTAATACTTCTAGAAGGCTTCACAAAGATAGAACATACAAATTCGTTTCTATCGATGACTGAATCAGTGTTGTTTGTTTCGTCACAAACTACTGAGAAGTCCACTAGGCCTCTTCTGTTTTTAACATCTCTTAAGAAAGGTTCTACAGCAGCTCTAAATTGTGCTCTTGTGAATGCATCGTTGAATTCAAAGAGTTGTGATTTAGCTGCAGTTGATATTGCCTTTTCTAGAACGATGAACAATCTTCTTACATTGATTCTATCGAATGCAGAAGGACTTGTTAATGCAGTCTTATCACCATAAAGGATTGTTCCTTGGCCTGGGAATGTTACTACTGGATTAACTCTTGCTCTGTACAAGTCATCTCTAGATGATTGTGAAGGGTTAAATGCAAGTTTAGTAATTCCTAGGTATTGTCCTCTAGAGAATCCTGCTGGTGAGAACCATGCATCTCTAAGAAGGTCTGACCTTGCCATTATGCCTGCTGTATGTCCGTTAGCAGGTACGTAACAGTACTTATCGTTGTAACGGTCATACTGGTATGTCCAACCGCTATCGATTACGGCATATGAACTTGAAGACATTGTATTTGCAGTTGTAATGACGTTACTTGCTTGTGTTGACTCTGAAGTAACACCAACAACGTCTGCACGTCTTGGGGAAATGACTGCAATACAGTCTTTTCTATTTTCTGCAACTAATACTGCTTGGTTAGCAAGTGTTGTCCAGTCTGAAATTGTATCTTGGTCGACACCCGAACCGTTATCACATCTTGTTGAACCAACAACCAAGAATGAGATGTCATGTAAATCACCATCTTTGAAATGGTCTTCCCATGCACCGTACTTCTGAGCTGCAGTTGGAGTTCTTCCATCTGCACCACCACTTAGTGAAGTGGTTACTGGTAATGTTGGGAATAAGAAAGATGTTGTAGCAGATGCTAAGTGAGTTCTGTCTTGGTTTGCTGGTGTTATAATAGATGTATTATGTCCACTCCAGTATACCCAGTCAGACTTTTGACCGATTACTTTCTTATAATAGTTTGAATTGTTTGCAGAATCTTTTGCATCTGATGCCATTGACACGAATGCATATGTTTCTAAAATACTGTTTGGGGTTCCACTGATTGTTCCGTCTTCGTCTGCAACTACAACGTGCATTTCGTCATTTGAACCACCAGCTGCAAGTGCAGATGCACTCTTGCCTGGAGCTTTGTCGAAAGATGCATAAAATTCCCAGTATCTATTGACTGCTGTTCCAGTTGCTACTGTAGCAATTAGTCCTGTTCCTGCTGGTTGATTTAATGCTTCGACTGTGATGTTGTCTGAGTTGATTGCTGTAACTCTGTACTGTTGTGTGACAGAACCGAATGTGACGATGTCTCTTACTTTCAATAATGCACCACCACCAGTTGCAAGAGTAATAACAACTTGTCCAGCTGCCTCTTCTCCACTAGTTGTAGTCGCTGCATCATTGTAATATGCATCGGATGAAGCACATATTGAAACTTTAAGTGAGTTACCTAATGCGCCTGGACATCTTGCAGTCCATTGACCTACTGTTCCATTGAGAGCTCCACTCTCATATGATTCTACGTATTGGTCATGATTTTTAAGTAATGAAGCAGATGACCCAGCACCGTTTGCATTAAACAAACCTGTGGAGTTAACTCTTACTACTCTTAATGATGAACCATACCTTAAAAATGCTTCTGCTGAATAGAAGTCTTCTGCTCCAGCGTTAGTATTAGCTGGTTCTGAAAACTCATCGACTAAACCCTTTGCGTCTGAAACTGTCTTTACTTCATCAACAGGGCCCCATTGAAATGAACCAGCGAAAGCACCACTTGTGCTTGATACTGCTGGTACAACATTTGTAAGGTCTACTTCTTTGACCTGTACGCCTGGTGATACTTGAAATGCCATACTTTTTCTCCTGTTAATGTAAAAAGTTGTTTACTGTTTTATTTATAACTTTTAATTTCCTACTAATAGCATTATTACTATTACTACATGTTTTTGTGATACCATCTATCACCTTCGTTGTCTACAAACGATGCAGCTTGTTCAGTTGGTTCTCCAAATACTCCTGCTGGAAGCAAGTCATCTTGAATAATCTTCTGTTGTTCTGCATATAACAAGTCTTTAACTTGTGTATCTGTCAAGTGATAAAAATATTCTGTGGTGATAAACCAACTAAACATGACAACATTCATTACCATGTCATCGTGATAACCTCTATCAGCTTCGAAACTAGTACCTTTATTTATGAAGGTCATCAGCTCCGTGATTGTAGGTCTATCCACCAACTCCAATCTATGTTCTTCCAACAACTCTTTCATTGTAGAACAACCGATACGTTTAATCTTTCTCGACATTGTGACACCAATGTCTTCTGCTTTTGCAAAACCTTGAGTAAAGACGTTCTCGTACTCGATATCATAGTGCAATTGATTTGCCACCATAGCACCTTCGTTATTATTCTCAATTATTACAATTGGTTTATTGTAAGGTGTTACAAACTTATTTATAATATCGGGAAAGAGAAGAGGGCTTATCATGTTATCTCTATATACAGCAACCTGTTTGAACGGCTGTGTGGAAACATCGAATATACTAAAAGTCGACCAATCCATTCCTCTACCCTTCGCAACATCAACTGTACAGATGTATTCGTGACCATCTACTGGTCTATCATACATGACAAAACCATCCTTTTCATACTCTCCGTCAACTGCTTTCATCTCCAATAGTGTATTACTATTGATAAGAGTATTACCAGTTCCTAAGAATGAGTTTCCATACTCTTGTTCGAACTGTGCTTCAGACGTGTTTGCAATGGTTTGTTCTTTCCATTTATCATCTCGGCCCGGCACGTCAAACCAGTTAATAAGAAACGATTTGTATTCTGATTGTCCATGAACTGCAGACTCGTATATCTTATGGAACATATTACCCACACCATTTGCAGTAGAGGTAATGATAACCTTAGAATCTTTACCCGATGTAACAACTGGATATGTTGCAGTATAGAACGTTGCAGCGTCTTCTACGAATGCAAACTCATCCAAGTATAGTAGGTTGATAGACATACCACGAATGGATGATGATGACGTGGCAGCTGCAACCACTTTACTATCATTTGCAAATTCAATTGACCCTTTGTTAAGAATCTTCACGCCTGGTTGAAGGAAAAATGGAACAGACTCTAACATGGTTACGATACGTGCAATCATCTCTCTTGCAATTGCACCTTTGTTAGCAAGAACTGCTACGGTAACTTCGGGATGAAACACCAAGTACCATAGTAAGTATGCACAAGAAGTGATAGACTTACCACTCTGTCTTGATGCAAGGACTACATTGAAACGATTAGTATTGTAGTGTTCTATCAGTTTATCTTGATATCCACGAAGTTTAAAGGGTACCATACCTTCATCTAGTGAGATAATCTGTGTGTAGTTTTCAATAAAATGACATGGGTCTTCAGAACACTTCATGTATTCTGCAAGCTCTTCTTCAGTATACTGGTGTTCTATACCAGAGCGTTTGATGAGGTTGTTACCTAAGTATCCCTCGTTTGTTGGTTGTACCATTACTTATTCTTCTTTAGAAACTTTTGCAATTCAGATGTTGAACCAACATAGAGATGATTATGTTGTGTACCAATCTTCTTTTCTTCATCGTCTTTTTCTAAATCCTTCAATTTCTTTTGTACGTCTAATAATTTTTCTGCAGTTTCACCGACTGTTTTAAGCAACTGACCAGCTACTTCATATGCACGAGGGTGTTCTGTTTCTTTTGCAACATCTAATATACCTTCGATTGCATCTTGTCCACGCTCGACAAGACCATAGAGATTTTCTCTTGCATATTTGTAATCGTTTACTATGGATTCACCCCTGTCTTTTACAGCGGGTAACTTTTTGGGAAGTATTTCTACCTCGTGTTTGATTTCAGTGTTGATGTCTAGGACATCGTCCAACTGTTTATCTATTGTATCTTTGGTCATTATTAACTCGCATCTGTAGTCCTATCGTCTGCAAAACTTCTAGAAGTACCATCATCATAAAACGTTACTGTCTCTGCAACGACAAAGCTGTCGGTTGGGTCTACTGAACCAACAAACTTGAGATTGGTTTTTGCATCTAGTGTCACTGCACTTGATACGACAATACTCAATTTATCCTCAGCAATAGATGATATAGTCGGATTCGTTCCTAAGTTGGTACCGAAAACCTCAT